GTGCTGGTCTAGAAGAAGGTTTAAATCCTTATAACTATTTAATTCCCGGATCTAATCGGTTTACTACATTAGCAACACCTACTGCTACAGCGGTAGCTTCCGAATATGGTGGAGAAGTAGGAAAAGCTTACTCAGGTACAGAGACAGGTAGGACTGTTGGTAGTTTAATTGGTGGTTTTCTTAATCCGGCTGTCTTACTTGAATCAGGTTTGAATCAAATCACAGCTGGTAAAACAATGAACCCTGATAAGCTGAATGCTTTGGCTAAAGAGTTTGGAGATCAGAAAGCAGCTTTGATGATTGCCTCGGCTTATACTGCTGATCCTAACCTCAAAGCGAAACTCTTACGTGCTGCTGAATTGGAAGCTGCTACTGGCGTTAAGATTCCTCTATTAGCTGCCGCTGAAGGCTCTAACGTCTTAATGCAGACAGCCCGTAGTCTTGCTGCTCGTGACTTGAAGTTTCAAGCTGAATACGCTCGTTTGGAACAAGAAGCTGCTTCTCAGTTAGCTGCTCGTCAAGGTCGAGTGTTTGGTTCCGTGTCTGAAGCTAAGATGGCTAATGCCCTTGGAGCACCTACTAAGGTAGCACCTGTGGTTGAGCGTCGTGCTCGTACTGTCCAAGAACAGTTGGGTGACTTAGGTTTGGCTTTTGAGCGTTCTGAGTTTCAAGAAGTAGGTAATAAACTTCGTAACTTGGTGACAGCTAAAGAGACTCAAGTCCGTAAAGAGCTTAGTGGCAAATATGAGGCTGTTATCAACAACGCTGAGACACAAGGTTACAAAGTATCCTCTGAAGAGACAGGGAACTTGTTTAAGTTTGTTAATCAGGAACAGAATGACGACATCTTCAAACGATTCCCTACTCTGTATCCGCTGATCAAGGCTCGGTTCCGTCCTACTCAGGTTGAAGCTGGCTCTATGATTGATCCTGTTACAGGTCAGCCATTCATTGCCGCTTCTCGTGAGTTCCCAGAGGCTTCCATGAAAGACTTGGACAGTCTCAAACGAGCTGTTAACTTGTCTATGCGTAACGCTAGTGATGAACAGTTACCCACTTTGATTGAACTGAAGAAGCAAATTGGTGCGGTAATTGACAATATGCCTGATGGTCTGGGAGACGCTTATCGAGCTGTGGACAAAGAGTTCTACTCTCGTATCGGTATCCCTTATGGCGCTAAGACAGTTCAAGATGTCAAGTACAAGGACTTCGTTGAGCAGTCTATTCCAGCGATTACTAAGAACCGTACAGCTTTGACTGATTACTTGTCTAGTGTGGATCGTAACGATGCTATTCCGCTGATTCAGGACGCTTTCTTTGCTGATGCTACCCGCTATGGTGTAGTTAAAGACGGTGTATTGGATGCTAAGAAGCTGTCTCGTTACATGGAAGTCCATAAGGACACATTGGCTGCTGTTCCTGAGGTGCGTGAAGCTTTAAAGAACATCAGCGGTGAAGGCTTAGAGTTGACAGCTACTTTGGGTAAGTTGACAGATCTGAAGAAGGTTCAAGATGCTCAAGACAGTGCTAAGATCTTCCAGCGATTTAACTCATCTGGCTTGGATGGCGTAGCTTCTCAGTTCTTGACTAGCCCTGACTTCCGTAAGCAGTTTATGTCCCCCGGCGGTGCAGGACGTAATCAACCAGCAATCAACACGCTTCGTGCTAAATTGACTGAGAGTGCTTTGTCTTCTAACGATCCTTTGCGCTTCATCCAAGACAATAAAGGTGCATACGATCAGCTATTCGGTACTCAGTACTCTAAGGCTCTAAACGATTTGGCTGAGACAGCAAACAAGCTGGACACCAAGTTGTTTATTAACACTCCTTTGAAGACTGTGCAACGTACAGGTTTAGAGGAAGCTACAGGTATCTCTCCTGCTGGCGCTGTGTCCGTCTTACGTGATCGTATTGCTAGTCCTGTGTACAAGGCGATTAACCTCGGTAGCCGCTTCTTCGTGAACAAAGCAGATGCCGCCACTAAAGAAGAATTAGGTCGTTTCCTGACTGATCCTGATGCTGTTCGTAAGGTCAATTCAGCCCTGAAGCAACTTGATGGTCTTGATTTGACTGATACTAGCGCCCGTGTCGTGAAGCTTGCTAATGACTTAGGAGGCGGTATCGCTCATACTTTGGCTCGTCGTGGTGTTGTCGTAGGTGGTGTTGCTACTGAACAACAACCTGATATGGCTCCAGCAACTACGATGGAATACAACCCTAACGATTACGAAGTAGTGGAGTAAATGCCTCTAATAATCCTTGCTGGTGCTCTCAAGGCTGTTGAGGCTATCCAGCAGGGATGTGAGCTTTACAAAGAATATAAAGGTGTAGTCCTTAAAGCTAAGGAGACCTTTGATGAGGCTAAAGAGCACGTAGATGAAGTACTAGGTCTATGGGAGTTCATCAAGTCTAAGTTGTTTCCGTCGAAGGAGCCTGATAAGCCTTCAGTGACGGAAACAATCGCCTCAGTTTCTGAGGTGAATAAGGCCCCTAATCGCCGCAGCATAAGTAGAGTACAACATAGTGAACAGGACATTAAAGCTGATCTCATAAAGAACTTGAAGATCTTCTTTAAAGCGATGATAGCTATGAGGAAGAAGATAGCTGATCAGCAGTTAAGGATAGATACTCAGTACATTGAGCCTGATGAGCTACTGGACATCTCTCTAGATCACGTAGTGGCTATGAAGGAGATGGAGAAGTTACAGAAGGAGATCAGGGAGATCATGGTCTACCAAAGCCCTGCTGAGTTAGGTGCTCTGTACAGTGACGTAGTTGAGATGTTCGGGATAGTGCAAGAGAAGCAAGAGATAACGCACTTATTGTCGATAAAGAATAGAAAAGAAGAAGTATTAAAGAAACAACGTCTTATCGCTAAGGTAAGGAAACGGATAGCATTGGTCGTAGTAATGGTTATATTGGTATTGGAAATATGGGGACTAACAGCAGCGATACTTCTAGCGAGACACTCTACGTAAGCTTCCTAGTGCTGCTTACCTTGTTGTTTTGCATCATCTTACCTTTTGAACTCTATTTATACATTATCGTAAAGGACGCTGTTGAGGCGTGTAAGGCAATTAAATGAACGACATACTATCAGGACTGCTTAAAAATGTAGCACCCGGTCTAGCTACTGCTGTTATGGGGCCTATGGGTGGGGCTGCTGTGTCAGCATTGGCTTCTAAGTTCGGTGTATCTGACTCAGTAGAAGCTGTCGCTAAGGCCATCGCTGGTGATCCCCAAGCTGCTCAGAAGCTCCAAGAAGTTGAGCTTGAATTCTACAAAATAGAACAGAATAATCTGACGGATCGTTTGAAGGCTGATATGGCCTCTGACTCATGGTTGTCTAAGAACATCCGTCCAGCTACGTTGATATTCCTCTTGTTTGCCTATAGTGGCTTCGCTGTTGCATCTATCTTTGGTTTTGAAACTAGAGGTGCTTATGTGGAGCTGCTAGGGCAGTGGGGAATGCTCGTGATGTCCTTCTACTTCGGTGGTCGGACAATGGAAAAAATAGCTGATAAGGTAGGAAAGAAATAAATGAAAGAACAAGTTATATTTGAAATTGCTAGGATGATCGCTAGGACTCTAGCTTTCGTTATGGTCGCTATGACTGTGACATTGTTAGGTGCTATGTTCCTCCCTAACAGTGTTGTAGACAACAAGGACATCTTCCCGATTATCGCTCCTGCATTCTCAACGATTGTCGGTGGCTTTATCGGATGGCTTGCAGCTATCAAAATGAACGGTGACGAGGAGAAGACAAATGACGCAACTGAGTGAACACTTTTCATTGGACGAGGCGACCTACAGTGAAACTGCTGTACGTAACGGTATCGACAATCAACCCTCTACTGTCCAACTTGAGAACATGAAGGTAGCAGCTCAGAAGCTTGAGCAACTGAGAGCCGTCACTGGCCCCCTGCGTATCAATTCTTGGTTGCGTCTACCAGCTGTTAACGTGGCTGTTGGAGGCTCTAAAGTCTCTTCACACATGGACGGTTGGGCTATTGATGTCTCTAGCTCTAAGCTGACTCCTTACCAACTGTGTCAGGAAGTCAAGAAGGCTGGTATCAAATTCGATCAGATCATTCATGAGTTTGGTCGCTGGATGCACATCAGCTTCGCACCTGAGATGAGACAACAAGAACTGACTATCTTCCGTCCGGAGAATAAATACAAAGCAGGTATCCTCACTGAAGAGGAATATCATAAAGCCTAAAACAAAGAAGCCCACCTTTTGAGTGGGCTTTTTAGTATCTAAACGAAGAGGATTGCCATTGTGAAGAATCCTAGATGTATCAGGATAGCACTAGCCATCTCGTATTCATCTTCGCCTGTCTCTACAATGGCTTGGTCAGTATGGTTAATACCGACTACAAAGCCTCCAGACCATGAGAAGTCTACTATCATTACCAATGCCTCCAGTGCTAATTTACCAATGTCGCCAAGTGTTAGCGATAATATGAGCGCAGGTATCATTTCAACCACCCGCATAAGTATTCCTACTTTAGACACTTTTTACCGGATAGGGCAAGCACCAGACGCACATTCAGCATCGTCAAGGCCAATGTTAGCTTCGTCAATAGCTGAGATAATACGTGTAGAAGCAACCATCTCATTGTATTGTTCCTCAGTAATCTCTTCCAGAGGAGCTTGTTTAAATCCGTGTTCAGAGTGTAGCAGGAAAGACAAGGATTTATGATTATTCTTGTAGTTCTTCTTCAAGTACTTGCGGATCTCAGGAAGCTCTTCAGGACGGTAGTACACAGTACAAGATACAGAATTGTCACTCCATACTTCCTGCAACCACTTTACTGTCTCCAACTGAGAGATAGCTGTCATGTCCTTAGCCAACACAGCGTGATCTGGATGACGGAAAGGGAAAGACACTACGACAGTGGAATGGTCTTCTGAGCCGTCGAAGTTCTGCTGATATTCAACATGGTAGCCGTGATCCTTACAGACCTGAACCAGCGCATGATTAGAACTGATGCGGATACGGCGAATCATGAAACGAGCGTAAGCAGGATGACAGCCGGGAGTAACACCGGGCAACAAGGACAGAGTACCTGAAGGCTTCACGGTAGTCAACTTGATGGACTTATTGAAACCATGCTTTTGAGAGTACCACTCATCGTAAGTGCGGAGCTGTGTATATGTCTCACTCAGCCAAGCTTTCTGCTCTTCTGTAGACTGTAACACGCCTGTGATACCAATTCCCATTCGCATATTCTCGTGAACGATAGCCTCTGTGACCTTTTGGTGACACTGGAGGGCCAACGAATGCTTGTTGATACGATACAACAGAGTGCATACATCAAGAAGTTCTTCTTTGCTGCGGATATTAGGCAAGAATACTTCAGCAAGACAGCAGGTCTCACCGTCAGCCAAAGACTGTTCAGCGCATGGGTTATAACCTTGAACTTTGGGATCTGGATACTGAGTCTCACCCAATCGTCCGATCTTTCGTGAGAGTTTGAGGTTGATAAGACCGTAGGGTTCGCCTTTGCCTTCATAACCATCCCAGAAGAAGTCGTGCAAATCTCCAATATCGTGACACACGACTGAGTTGTTGGACATGGCTCGCCAGCTAGGGATATTGCCCAAGTCCCATCGCTTAGCAAGTAGATATTCCACATCGTCAGCATCTCCAATAGCGATCTGAGCACTACGGCGCACGTTACCTGCAACGACAACAGCACCGATAATGTTCATAATGTCCAAACAATCCACTGGACGCAACTGTTTACCTGCGCGTTTCTCCAATACCTTAGAGATCTGCTCAATACCCCACACGAGGTCTTCAGGGCCTGAGGCTGTACCGCCAAAGCCTTTGATAGGAGCGCCTTTGGAGCGAATTAGCTGTGTTGAATACGTGAACGTCTGCTTACCTGAGCTATGAGCCAAGAAAGCAGCTTTGAGTGTCTTACCCAATAAAGCAACCCATCCTTCACGGCTGTCAGGAACGATGAAGTCAGCCCCGCTATCGACAACACGAATAGGGCATTTAAAATCCGCATTGACTGGAGGAAGTTTATTGACGTTCTCTCGTTGAATATTATAGCCCACGCCTGAGCCAAGCATCAACATATCCATAGCCCAAGTGAAGGGTTCGACTGGTTTATCTACTGTACGGAAAGCACAGTTCTGGAGGCTAGAAAGACCCAGTTTGCCCACTGTATCTGTCCCTAATTGCCACCAGAAACGACCTGCTACAGATCCTTTTAGACCTAAGAGATAATCACGTAGGCGTTGCTCTTCTTCAGCTGTAAAGCCGCAGTCTAGTTGCTTGTCGCAAGCTTTGATAACACGTTCTACAGTGTCAGGAAACTCTTCTGTGGGGCTATTGATGTCGTTCTCATCCAAGCGACGAGCATATGTACGCTTATAAGTCAAGTAGCCTACTGAAGACCAAGGTGTCAAAGTTGTCATGTTTTCTTTCACGTTTGTTGTTGTTAAATTTTGAAGGGCAGGTATTTTAATACGATTCGATCATCTTGTCAAGATACCAACGAGCCTTTTTGAGGTCTTCTACACCATTTTTGTCCATGAAGCGCATTAAGTACTGCATAAGTTGTACATAATCGGAGATGAACAAGGGATGCAGATCGGTAAGCTCGTCTTCTTTGAACTTACAAACCAATTTCTCTATTACGTGACGAACTTCGATGCCTTCAGACTCAAAGAGCATGTAATGCTTTGGTTTACTTATTACATTGTAGTCTTCCTTAGTCATTCCGTTGGTTCCTTTTTCAGCTAAGGCTACTAAACCTGCTTTCCATTCTTCAATACTGTCATTCAGTGGTTTGTGTACCATACTTCCTCTCCAAATACTCGATAGACAGGAACATTTCATCGAAGTGTCCGTCATCTACTTCGTTCATGACCAGTAAGCCTCGCCAGTGACGGTTACTTAGTTGATCCATGTAGTCCTCATCATGAAGGTAATAGCTACCAGCGACAATAGCGCATATAGGCTTGCCATCAGCACGTTTCCCATAAGCGATCTGCTTGCCCTGTTGATGTCCAGCAACACAAGACATATGAAGCTTACTGATAATAGCAGCGGGAGAAGCAGCAGGTCTACCCATAGCGCCAACAGGCCAATAGTGATTGAAGCCAACACCATTAATGAATACAGGATGAAGGAACTCATGTACTTCCCAATCTTTCAAGTTAAGGTCATCGTAGGTCAGTAAACCTTCAAGCATGGGATTGTTGTTCACAGCCCTCGTGAGTCGATTCTCATGGTTGCCCTTCAAGAACACCATACGAGGCTTATAGACCTTCTGTTTGTTCTCCTTCTGATTCTTCTGGAGAGCATGAAGAGGGTTCAGTAAGGTCAACATCCCTGTGTTACCAGCTGCTACGTCAGCTAAGTAGCGTTTACCTTCAAAGTACTTGCTACCTGCTTTGTCGTGGCTTGAAAGACTAGGGAAGTCCCAATGGTCACCGAGGTGAACTACGATGTCTGGACGGTACTCACAGATTGCTTTCCCTGCCCATGTAAGATGCTCTTGTGGGGCATCCGGTTTGCACTGAGTATCAGGTATTGTTAAAATCCTCATTCTTGTCCCCTTGCTCGGATTTCTTTGGCAACTTTGTCTGTCATTGCTGTATTCCAACTAAATGCAACTTGAGCGCAAGCCTCACGCTCTTTAGCTGCTACCAGTTTGGCAAAGTTTGTTAATGCTTGCTCCCATTTGAGAGCTTCAAACGGTGTATAGCCAACCTGTCTAGCAATCTTAATGATTTCATCTTGCCTCATGCGAAGAAATCCTTAGTTGGCTTGTGGAATGGGAGTGTCTCGTACACCTCAGGGAAGGCCAACAAGAGTTGCTGAAGCATTTGATCGTTGAGGCATCGTCCGTAACCAGCGAAGGGCTTACCAGTGCGCTCATCGACTTCATTGAGAGGGAACTCAACTGCGTAGTACACCTGCTCTTTGATGTCGTAGCCGTAGTGCTTACTCATCTCATCGAGGATACGGTCTAGGACTTCCATCCAAGTAGTGTCATGAGGCTCGATAATAATGGATTCTTTGATAGGTCGGACATTGCCTTCTTCGTCAATCCACTCATGCGTCACCATCTCGAAAGCCCAGTAGTCATCATCCATGAGCTTAGGATGGTCTTCCTCCTCAACGAAGGCTACAGGCTTAGTCCATAAGGACATGAAGTGTATCTTTAGATTCTCAAACATAGTTAACTCCTTTGGTTTGTTCTTTACGATTGCATGAAAGTATTCATTAAGTGTCATTGAAGTCTCCGTCTACAGGATGATACACCACCCATTGTGTCTCAAAGATTCCATTGTCGTAATCCTTGATGACCTTAGATGTTGTAATTAAACGACACCCTAGTCTAGGATGGTCAGTCACGTAGACTTTGTAGCATCCGTCAGTCCAGTCAGGCTTAAACGGAGGTGCTTTGTAGTGAACTATTAGCTTCGACATCGTCGTACTTCTTTCCTTCTTCAATACCCGCCTTCAAAGCGGTAATGATACCTAACTGGATAAGAGCTAGACGTTCCTCATCGCTCATGTCGAACGAGTAAGTTGCGCTACCATCTTCATGTTCCTTAACCAATTTTAGATCCATCGCTCACTCCTCGTTGATACGCTTGCCATTATAAACACTCCTTCTACGTTCATTAAGCCAATCTTGGGGAATTACTTTATCAGCGTACATATACCCGTTCTTAACGCACCACATAGCATACGTTGTACGAGATGCCTTACTTAGACGCTGTTTACTATTCGAGAATACGAAACGAATGTCTAAGTGAGGGTGCTGCCTCTTCACGAGTATGTGCTTCTGACGATCTAGAGCAGTGAATAGCCCTTTAGTCTCGATGATGATACCGTTGTCAAGCACGAAGTCAGGAGTATACTGGTGTTCACTCGCTGGCTTGATGTACTTAACTTTAGTCTTCTCATACGTGAAAGGGATACCCGCTTCAGTGAGAGCATTAGCGACCTTCTCCTCTAAGCCACTACGCCAACCATGTCTGATAGCGTTAGCTCTTACGTCACTTGTTGTCTTACGAGTTACCATTTATCCTAGTCCGTTCGTATTGATGAAGTAGAGCACCGAAGGCATCTACGAAGATCTCGTCGTGGTTAGTATGTCCCATAGAGAACATGATAGCGTGGACGAGTTCATGGCAGAATGTCTGTTCGGTGAAGTTCTTGTTCATACCTGAGCGAAGATGAATGATCTGTGTAGCACAGTCGCACTTACCGTACTCAGATAACTCATCTACGTACTTGACTGTCCACTGACATCCAACGAGGTAGAAACTAGAGGGCACGTTTGGTTTGGTGTTCTTCGTAGCCATAGCAACATCAAGTTTTCATCGACACGAAGTTGATTACCATCGTAAGCTTTGAGACAAGCGTCATAGTATTCCTTTTCAGTTTTACAGTCCTGTAGAAGCTTCTCTGCCTTCTTAGGCCCAATGCCTTTCAAGCCGATGATGTTGTCAATACGATCCCCTGTGAGCACCTGAGTGAATAAGTTACGAAGACCTTCCTCTTCAGTAACGTAGTATTCCTCATGCTTCACGAAGTTGTAGTGCCAACCAGCGACTTGATCTAGGTCTTTGTCAATGGAGACAATCCATCCACCCGTCTTAGTTGCCTCGATAGCCACTGCATCGTCAGCCTCTTGACCTTCAACCAGTTCTGCCCCTAGGCGCTGGAGATGGTGTCTGATAGCTTTGTAATGCACTGGCCTCTTAGCATCCTTCCTGTTTCCTTTGTAAGGCTCAGTGACTGCTATCTCATTGCGAAAGTTCCCTCGACCTGTGATGTACGCTTTGTAGTCATCACACTTCAA